TTGTTCCCAAAGAATATTTATTTTAGTAGAAGATAAGGGTATTTTTTCAGGGACAGAAGTAGTGATCTGAACTTTGTCTAATAGATCATTATCTACATGCTTATACAATTGAGCATGTTGAAGCTCTGTTCCGCCTAAAGGCTTCATAAATTAATTTGCTGCTGGTTTAGTAGTCAGTGAAGCAACAGTAATTTCTAGATCTTGTTGAAAATCTTCTACTGTGGTATCGGTAGCAGGATTGACTACATCAGCATCAAACTCAGCCTTGTCGGTATAAACAACACCTGTTCTTTTGTTTTTAACAATCTCTTTTGCTTGTGCGGGTATTTTTATTATTTCAGTCATAGTAATTATATAATAGTTTTAGTTTAATTTGTCTACCTTTATAAAGGTTTCCCTTGATTAGTCTTTCTTCTTTTTTGCCATTTAGCATGTCTTCCAGGTCTTTTTCTACGTTTACCTGCTATATGAACTTGGTTAATCTTGTTAGCCATTATACATCTTCTCTGTTAATTTCTAATATGGATGCTGTAATATGCAATCTGTTTGCGTCTGCAGCAACTACTTCCAATACTTCATTTTCTTGCATAATTAAAGGTTGAGTTATTAATTGCTCTGTTGCATTACCCGATACAACTTTACTTTTAAATAGAACAATTCCACCCCCTGAAGCAGGAGCTCCTGGATATAAAGTGATTGTTATACTACTGCCATTATTAGTGTCATCACAAACTAAAATAGATTTTACAATAGCTCTAGAATTAGAAGGAACAGTATACAAAGTAGTATCCGTAGCTGCCGTTAAATCAAGTTTTGCGTTTTTATATATATTAGCCATTTAATTTACAAACCAAGTGTACCTTTCTACTTCTTGTCTTAAATCTTCTTGAAAAGAATTATTTAATTGATTCTTCATTGTTTCTAATGATTGAAGAACTTGTTGTTGATTATCCATACTGTACTCTGGAGTAGGTTCTGGAATGTAATTAGTTATTTTAGCCATTATCTTCTACCATCAGGTTGTATGTCTGCTCTAAAAGTACCATATCTCCAAGTTACTCCGCTAGATAAATTAGATATCTTCAAACTAGCAGATCTTCCTCTAGCACGTGTATCTATTTTCTGAGTACTTGATGTTACAGAAAAAGGTCCTAAAGAAGAACTAACAGACGTATCAGAAGGATAGTCTTTTAATAAAATAGTAACCGTTGCAGTTCCATCTAATCTTTGAAAATCAGGTATAAATCTTCTTACTTTCGTAAAGTATTCTCCGTCACCTTCTAAATGAAGCATGAACTCTCCAGATTCTATAAAAGAAGTAATAGCAGTAGTTACTCCATCCTCTAATTGATCTATTCCCGTTTCGTGTTCCCAAAAAGTAGAGGAACCAGAAGTATTAGTTACTCCCTGTATAACTGGAAAAGTAGGTACTCCTGTTTCATAAAAAGAAGTAGCATAAGGTTTATCATATAAATGTGCGTCATAGTAAGTGGTACGAGATAAAGAACTGGTATACCAAACTTTATCTTGATAGTTATAAGTAACGCATCTATCTATTTCAGTAGCTGAACTAGAAGCATAAAACCAATGTAATTCATTAAACAAAGAATTGTGACTAGCGTAAGTTAATTTTCCAGCATCATAGTTAAAACCTAGGTCTCCTGGATTAGCGGTATTAAATACAAAATCTTCTACACTACAAGGAAGTTTAACAACGGTTCCGTTATATCCGTTAAAAGAACCTGAGTCGTCCATCCAGTAAACAATACCATCTACAAACACAATGGACTTAGAACTCATTGCTCCACAGTTAGATCCTACTTTTCTAATACTAAAAGTGAAAGGAGCTCCTACATACTGCATCGTATACGCAGCGGTATCGGTTAATACTAAAATGTAATCTTTTGCTCTTATGGCACCTACAATATGAGTTCCGTCATCTATCCTAAAAGTACCTGCTGTATTAATAGAAGTTGGTTGGTAGTCATTAAAGTCTTCTTGGTCAGAAAATCTTATTAACATTGGATCAAAAGTTGAAGTATCTCCAATAGTTTCCTCTGTTCCTAAATGTATAAAGTGTCTATCTGTATCTGATACGATGGAAATAGCGGTTTTAGTTGGAGCACCTGTCATAATAGTTGCTCTAGTTTCTAAAGCATTGTTATTATTTTGTATAGGTTGCCATGTGAACGTTCTTCCATTTAATACAGTAGCAGTTAATATTTGACCAAAATTATCTAAACTCCAACTAGCTGGATCTAGTTGAACCGTAGAAGATAAGGAAGCTGAACCCCATGCAGTGTAATACTCTACCCCTGCTAAAGTAGAATGAGCGGATCGTGTTCCAGCTACTGCTCTCGTAATTCCTGTAAGATCATTAGTTGAAATACCTGTATAGGAAATAAATTCTGCTCCAACTTTAATTACTCCCGATGTTGGAAACCCTGTTGTTGAGGTAAGTGTAATAGAAGTTCCAGATCCTCCAGTACCTGCAGTGTCATCTAATAAAGCACCATCTAAAGTAGTAGTAAGTCCAGATGCTCCTCCGTAAGCACCTGTTCCAAATCCAAAGCCGAATGTCTGTCCAATAGGACCTACTTTAACATATCTGTTTATAGTACATGCTCCTGACCCTGCAACAGTAACTCCCGCATTCGTTGCCATCGTTATGGTAAATGTATTAATCGTTGCACTAGTTACTTCAAAAGTTTGATCAGTAAAATTCGCTGCAGTATACCCCGCTCCAACTGGAGGAGTTACGCTAGTAAAAGTAAAGTAGTCCCCTGCAATCATGTTGTGACCCACTAAGTTAATGGTGACCGTTGGTGAGGTATTGGTAGTATCAAACGTTCCTCCCGTTTGCGCTGTCTCTAAAGGAGTAATATCGTAATACGCTCCTCCATAATAAATGTATAATCCTCGTTGAGTACCAATTACTACATATCTATTGCCATCTAAATCCGACCACTGGTGCTGTGCTCTGGTAGCACCTGCTAAAGTATTGGTAGTAATTTTAGACCAACCGCCTACTTTTTCAGGGAAGCCATAACGAAAACGTACAAAATCACCGTCCACATACTGTCCTTCAGCTGCGGTATCGGTTATCTGTTTATTAAAGCCTGGTCTTATATTAATTAAATTTAAAGGCATGGTTTATTATACCTTACCTAACCTATATGTTAAATAGTCCCTTTTTAACTTTTAATTAGTAGTTTATTAAAATCTGCAAAGTAGACATATTTTAAACTTGAAGACCTAACTGTATTCATAATATCGTCTAAACTATCTACAATAGGGTATCCTGCTAAATTAAAAGAGGTGTTCATAAGAACAGGAATAGGAAACATTTTAAGTATTTTATATAAATTATTATTATCGTTTCTATTAACTGTTTGTATCCTACATGTATTGTCTACATGAACTAACGAACTTATAGAATGTTGAGCTAAAGGTCTCGCTTGAGGAGCATGCATCATAAAGGGGGTGCTTTTTATCCCTGCCATATCAAAATAAGTATCTGCTTTTTCTTCTAGTATAGAACAAGCAAAGGGTCTAAAATGTTCTCTTTTTTTAATATCGTTCATTATATCTTTAGCATTCTTTAATGTAGGATCTAGTAATAAACTCCTGTTTCCTAAAGCTCTAGGTCCTGCTTCTGCTTTTCCCTGTATTAATCCTACAACATTACCTTGAGTTAATAACTCTACTACTTCGTTTAAACTTACCTCTTTTAAATATTCATTGTCTTTAAAGGAATAATCTAAACTATTAATTCTGTTACCGATGTAAATATTTTCTAAAGGATGTATTTTTTGTTTCGCTAAAACATTTATGGCATACACTATACCGATTGAATTACCTCCGTCTCCACATAAAGGATCAAACCACAAATTACATTCAGGGAATGCTTTATGTAATTTATAGTTGTTAACCACATTAAGTGCAGTGCCTCCTGTAAAAACCATATTAGGGTGTTTGTATTTATGTACTAAATTTTTATATTTTTGCTCAAATAATTCTTGGCATGAAGATGCTTGATCTTTAGATTGTGTATCTAAACTTAATACTTCTTTTCCTGTAAATTCTTCTGGTATCGGCTCAGAGGTACCATACGATTGAAACCCCATAAATTTACCTTCCTCATTTTCAAAACCGTAATGTTGTGAAACTTTTGAATAAAAAAGACCTAAATCTAAATAATGACTTACATCAAAAACAGTTTCGTCTGTAATGGTAAGCGGTTGTTTAACGACATGTCCTTTGTTTGTATCAGGGTGATACGTGAGGTCGGGTGCATATTTTTCATTATGTATATCATGTGTATATAATTTTTTATAAATACATTTTGAATCTTCATAACTTAAATCGTATACAGAACAAGTCTCATGGGTAGATGCTTTATTTTCTAAAAACCAATCACTACCTCTATTATCTACTACAAATACTCTAGCACTTTTAAACTTAGAATCTACAAATGATTTAAAAGCATGAGTTAAATGATGAGAGGCATGCAAAGAATGAGGTTCATTTATTACTTTGATATTTAGATGTTTTAAATAACTTTTTAAAAATTGAAGTTCTTCTTTAACAAAATTATAAGAAGACAAAAAACAAAAATCTAATTCTTTATTAAAATAGTTCAAGGAGTTAAGTAAAGAGTTAAAAGGAAAAAAATTATAGTGTTTCTCTTGGATAACTTTTCTTTCCTCGTTGTAAAAAATAAGTTTTCCATTATCAAATAAAGAAACAGAAGGGTCGTGCCCTGTTTGTATACCTAATATTTTCACGTGACTATTAATTGTACCAAAGAGGAATAGTGTATCTAAACCCTGATTTTATTATATCCACCGCATGTTCATTTTTATAACCACTATCAAACATAACAAAATCTAATGCTTTTGGTTTGTATCGTTCTCCATCTTTAAATACTAACTCTCCTCCTTCGTAGTCATCATTAAGATACAAGATACTGGAGTAGTTCATTAAATCTTTTCTTCCATCAGAAACATCTTTTTTTTGGTCTATGTGAAAGCTCATATGATGACCCTCTTTCCACCTACATAAAATAGGATCTTGAAAAGGATAACATTTTGTATTAAAAAAATGATCTACGAAAAAACAACCTTTTGAAGTTATATATTTTAATATTTCTTTTATTTGAGGATTGCTTATATCCATTATATGTAAACTTCTTTCTGCATGTCCAGGGGAAAAATCAGTGCACAATCTTTGATTCTTATCCCAGTATTTCATAAGTATCTCGGCTTCATAAGGTTTGATAAAGTTATGAATTTGTATTCTTACATCATCCATTTGGCATAACTTCTAAATTAAAAGAAAGAGAGACCCTAGGTTCATCACTCATACTTTGACTAACTGCATGTTTTAAATAAGAAGGAAATATAATTATATCATTTACTTTAGGTGTCACTATGTGAACAGAATGAAAATCGGAGCTACCTGATATATAAGAGCTATAGTGAGGGGACATTAAATTAACAGGTGAATTTTCATTATAAAATTCTAACTTCCCAGAATTAACAGGTGTCTTTAAATAAAAAACTCCTGAAAAACTACTTCCTGCATGAGTATGAATGGTATTAGAAGAGTGTTGGTAATTTTCATTAATCCAACAATTACCTAATCTAATGTTTACAGGTTTTAATTGAGTGTCTTGAATAATAGACAAGTAGTTGGATAAATGGGTCACTACCAGTTGAGAAGTTTCTTCCAAAACTTTTTTATTTTTAATGTCGGGTGTTTGGAAACCTCCTACATTGCTTTTAACAACTCCCTTTTGTTGTTTGCATACCTCTAACTCTTCTAAGATAAGTTTATTATAAGTAGGATTGTAATTACTAGATCTATAAATAGAAATAGTAAAAATATCTTTCTTCATTTTTATTTTTCTTTGTAAAAATCAGCTACTTTAGTAGGTTTGTTTCTTAAATCAGGTCTAAAGTTCACATTAAATTTTCCTAAAGCATGAGCAAAAATATTAGTGAAATTTTTAAATGCTTCAGCGCTAAAGTGTATTCTTCCATAGCACAAAACAATAAATCTTTCTCTAAAGGAAAATTTTATGTCAGCAGATCCGTCTTTCTTAGATTGTATAATATTCATGAGAGATCGATACCATAATTAAATTTAATAGTCAATTGTCCAACATATGATGCTAGATAGTGTAGGAGAAGTATTATCAAG